GTTAAATCCCCAGTGTTATAGGAATATTCACGAATTAAACGTGTATAATCCTTTTGAGCCTTAGCATATGCGTTCCCTACACGCAGTAACAGCTCGGCAGGAGAGTAGACGCTAAAATCTTTTGTACTGATTGCATTTTCTAACAATTCCTGCTTATATACATATGGTTTAAGCCATTGTACGACCATTCCTTCTGAAACAATATCAATAATTTCATCCATATCTTCGGAAGGAACACTAACAGCAAATTCTTTTGTTTCATCATTTGCGGTTGTACTGAAATCATATTTGCAGTTCTTTTTAAAACCACTAATAGCACGTTTCATATAACCATACACTTCATTATTCCTATCATCTTCAGGAAGCGATAGTAATTCATATTCAGTGATTTTACTTAGAAACGCACTAACAAACACATCATAAGGAACGCTCATTAGTTATAGCCTCCTTATTTCTCAATTAACTCAACACCTAAAGACTCCTCTAGTGCTGTGATTGCTTTATGAGAATCAATTTGTCCATCAATAATCAGTTGTCTTGCACGATACGCTGCCGATTTCTTCTGACCGGTGGATAATTCTGAAACAATTGCTTTGATTTCATCAGCACTTTTCAAGAAGAGGTTATCAAACTCATCAATGCTGATTGCATTTTTGTAGAATTGGCGTACACCGAGGTAATCCACAATCCAATCCTCTTCAAACATAAACCAGTTATTTTCAAAGAATTTCTTATATGTGTTTTTGGCGTTACGCAATTCACGTAATTCCATTTCTTGTTCAGCACCAAATGAATCCCAAACAAAACGTTCGCCAGTTTTCTTACTGCGATATACTAATCTGCCTTGAAATCCATTACGAACAACCACATATTGTGTCGCGTCAATATCTTTTGGGATTAAAGTTTTTCTTTCAGTCACTGTAGCATTTACGGCACCGTCTTTTTTATTAGTAACAGAAATGCCTTGACCATCAACTTTTATTGTTTTTGATGTATTTTTACTCATGTCTTTTTTATTCCTTTCTTTCATTGAAAACGGGAGTCACAAAGACTCCCGCATATTGTTATACCTAAAATTAGGCAGTCATTTCGTAACGACCGATACCAGCGTTACCACCAGCTAATACAATACCCATTCCGTATTTTTCTCCGTAGAGATACTCTTGAGTAAAGTCAGCGTTGCTCATTGGGTCACCCATAAGAACAATCGGATTTCCTTCGTAAACAACCTTAATTGGCTTATCATCACCAGCGATGATTGTAATTACATCATCATCCATCACAAATTCAGTAGAACCTACTTTATGACGTTGTGGTGCAGCAACTACAGGTGTTCCATAGAACTTACCGTAGTAACCCATGTTATAAAGGTCATTCTTTGAACCGTCGCTCTGAATAGAAGGAGCGAGATTACGAAGAGCTTTCTTTGTTCCGATGATTGTAGCCTGTTTTCCACCAGCAGCAGCTTCAACGTGAGAAATCAAGTCTAACAACTCGTCCTCATCATAAGCACCGGCTGTTGGGAAATATGTAACACCACCGAACTGGTCAGCAGTTGCACCTGCCCACAAAGCATAAATATCATTCAACAGTTTCTGACGGAAAGATTCAGATACTTTGTTGATGAAATCGTTGAAGTCAACACGACCAGCGAGTACGCGATTTAACTCTTCATAAATTCTAACCATCTTGAGAGTAGTTGGAATAGAAGTTTCGCTTACTCCACCGAGTCTCTGACGACGAACGCCCTGAGTGCCATCAGCAGCTTCAGCTACAATAAACAAGTTCTTATCTTCAACAAGGAATAAGTTCTTGTCACCCTCAGCAACATTACGGAAATCAACGAGAGCATTGAAGTATTCATCTCCCTGAAGTCCCTCAACAACAGTTCTACTCAAAACTTCTTCAAGTAAAGAGAATAAACCATTGCATTTACCATCACGCACATTCTTGAAGTCAAGTACAGTGCTTCCACCATTTGCTTCAATAAGTGCATTCATCAGCACCTCATTAGACTGTGCTGCGGAGTATTTTTCAACTTTGCCTCTGTAGTTATCAACGGCAAGTTTTACAATGTCTTTCATATCACTCATTTCTTATGTCTCCTTTCTAAATTAGTCCACTTTAATAACGTAGTATGTATAACGTCCTACGATTTCAATAGCGATGATTTTTCCAACAGCAGTAGCATCTGCTGTAGCAGAAGCAGCAACATTCAATTTTGTACCAGCAGCCAATTCAACAATGTTTCCAACCGCCGGTGCTTCAACTCCTGTTAAAGCTTCTTTTGTTACAGAGAATTCATCTCCAGAATGTAAGTGGTATCCACGAACGTTCTTACCTGCTTCGTTAATAAACTCATCCAGATTACGAACCCTTTCGTCGTAAGCCACTTCTGGTGCAGCGATTAACACTACATCACTCAATTTGTCATTAGCCGCAACATCAGTAGCCACAAAGATTTCACGTTCTCCTTCTACGAGAACAGTCATCTTTACAACATTACCGTTTTCAATTTCAGCGGCAGTATTTCCATCAGCACCCATATATCTTACGGATACCAAAGCTGTGCGCACATCAGTGCCAGCTAAGTTGTCTGTACGAACAACACCATATTTTGCCTTTGCCATGTGTTTTTACCTCCTAAAAATTAGTTATCTTCCGAGAAACCATATTTCTCGAAAAGTCCGCCATAAGGCTGTTTTTCTTTGTGTTCTTTTTCAATTCTGATTTTTGGAACCGTTGTTGGTTCAGCAGAGAATTTTGCACTCACGCCTTGTCTACCACGTAATGCGAAACATTTTTCTTCAAGTGTTTCAAGGTCATATTTCATGCAATCTGCTTTCAATGTTTCAAAAGCCTCGACACCGACTAAGTCCTCGAACTGAGCGAAAACTTCGTCGCGCTCACCTCTTGCAATAGTGTCCTCAATGTCGCTCTTATACTTTCTGAGTTCACTAAGTTCTGTCTCCATAGACGCAATCGTGTCAGAGGCAGATTGGTATTTTGCTGCAATATCAGCGTTTGCTCGAAGTTGTTCTTCCATTTGAGAGAAAACTCCAAGAATTGGAGATGTTTGCTCACCCTCATCAAAATCAGCAATCACATATTTCTTACGTTTCTTGCTTTCAAAATCAATGTCGATATTGTCGCCATTAAATTCATACGAAAATCCATATAACAACCAATCGTTTGAATCCCAGCAATAAACTTCCTTTGCTTCAAAATCGCAATCAACATAGTAGTAACGAGAGCATTCGCCCCATTCGCGTTGCACTTTAACCGCACTTAATGAACCGCAAATTTCTTCTACGATATTACTTGTGAGAGCAAATTTTTCAGGTACAACCGGTGGTTCAACAACCGGAGGTTGTGTCATTGCCTCAAACTTTTCTGTTAATTCTTCAACTGTAAAATCTTCAATAGAGAAATCTAAAGTAGTAACATCAATGCCGTATTTTTCAATGAGTTCTTGTTTCTTATCCAATACCTTTTCTCCTCCTTCCGTCGAATATTCTGTTTGATGTGTATTGTCATCCTCTTTAGAGGGATTGACCGTTGTATAACTTTCCTTTAACTCAAGCATCATCTCGGAAAGCTGTTGCTTGAAATCTTGTTTTGCAAAAACAAGCGAAGCAGATTCAAAGCAAGGTTTACAATCTCCGAGCAAAGCAAATGCAGTAAACTCGAAGTCGTCAATATGGTAGATGCCATCTACTGACTTTCCATCTTTGATTGTTAATTCCATACTTTGAGCCGTGATTCCGTCTCGTTTTACCTTTGCAAACGCAGGTTGACGTTTCCAAAGCAGTGTTTCAGCACACAGGTATTCATGCAGGTCACCGTTTTCTTCCTCAACGGTCTCCCAGAATACCTTTGCACTCTCAGGAATTACACCGATAGGTTCAGTAATGTTAATAAGCCGTAAACTTCCATCGCCACTATGGACAAGTTCCATATCGTGACCGCCGATAGTATCAGCTTCTACGTCATAGTTACAAACAACAGGGCAGTTGTAGATTGTCTTTAAACAACGTTCAAATGTTTCCTTTGATATGTAACTTTTGTTTTGGTTTTTACCGTGATACGCAATACGTAAGACTCCGGCATCAAATGACGAATTGACCTCGCATAAATTGGTTAGAGATGATGAATATGTCAAATGTAAGACTTCCTGATTCATCAATAACCTCCTATAATAAAAAAGCCGTATGAAAACTCATACGGTTAAAATGTGAGAGTGTCCGAGAAGACATATTCAGATTCGTTTAATGCAAAACACATCTCTGGCTTATTCTCAAACACAAAAATATTTTTTGTTTCATTACTTGTTAAAAGCGTATAACCCTCGGCAAGAAGTTTATCTTTTGCCGATTCGGTACACGCATATATAAATTTTCCACCCATTACTTCATTAACCCCAATCATCTTTCTGTTCTTGAGTTTGCTCACCAGAGTCAGTTCCTTCACCAATGTCCTTAACTGGTGCGCCACCATCAGGATTGTCTTTTATGATATCTTCAGAACTCATTTGCGAAGAACTTTGCAGTGGACGGAATAAATCCTGTAAACCAAGAACTTGTCCTTCCAAGAAACTCATGTTATCGAGTTCTGCTTGTCCGAGACCTTGTGATGCACAATATAAAGAAATTGTTGGCATACCAAAAGATGCCGCCTTCAAATATGCATCTCCTAATTCTTTTCGATTGTATTCACTACAGTCTAGGAATGTAACCTTGAAGTTTTTTCCATAACTTTGTGATTGAATAAATCTATTCACGACATCTTCAATGCTTTTTACAATACCAAAAGTTAGTGCTTGGTCAGCTTTAATAGATAATTGCAGAGCGTTAGCAGATGCTTTTTCATTATTAAATAACAATGAATTAACACCGGCTGCGGTAAAAATGTTTTGTTCTGCATCGGAAATAGTATTGGTATCTCCGGCATTTGACTTTTCAAAACTGATTTTATCCAGTTTCATCGGCGTCAAAATTGAACCAACTTCTTCTGGAAGCACAGCGTCCAGATTGCGCCAAAATTCTTTAGCCTTATCTAAGTCAATACCCCATGAACCATCGTCTTCCATAGGCAATGTCATTGCGAGCATTGCGTAGTTCTCCAATTCCGTTTTTGTGAGTTTTAATTGCTTATAGTCTTCTAGGTCATATAATTCTCTTAAAATTCCGATGAACGGTGGGAGAGAGTACGACAGAATATCGTTATTTGCCTTAACAGCAAATGACGTTGGAGAATCTAATTCAATCCATTTCTGTGTTCTATTCTTTTGGTACATTGCATATTTAGTTTTAAATTCTGGTGGGTAATATTCCAACATCGTTGCATTGGAATCAAAATATGAGAAGTTAAAACTTACATTAAGAACATTTCCTTCAATTGTAGATACGGCACAATAATCACTTGGCAACTGCTGAATTGTAATATTATCGTTAGTCACCCATAATGTGCCATAGAATGTATCTTCACGAAGACATACTGTCAGAATTTTCGGAAATTGCGTTTTAATACTCATTGACGATAAAACGTTTAAAACTTTTCGATAATTCCGATTGACAGATTTTTCGTTTGCAGTTCGCGGGTCGATTTTATAAGGCGAAACAATGTATGCAAAATTAGTCAAACTTGCGAAATACTGAATCAAACGACGAAAATGTGAAGAAGCACCATATATGTACACAACAGCATCTCTTAATTGCTTTTCATATCGATACGGATTAGCAAGATATTCAGTAATGTTGTCTTTCGTATACAATGAAAATGTAGGTGCTGACGTATTGTTGTTTAGGTCACGAGTAATCAACTTATTTAAAGTTGCAAACTTACTTGAAATGCTGACCAACCCAGCAAAATCATCTTTCTTAGAGCGAGATGCTTCGCCAACTTGAGTGTTTTGTTTTTCCACCTAGCCCACTCACCGCCTTTCTATTTGTACTTGGTGGTTTGATAATAAATAAGTCGGAACTTCCACCATTCAAATTGTTCCGTCTCTGTAATTTGTTTTCTATTTGTGTTGCAACATAGTAGTTGTACGACAAACTGGAATAACGGTCTTTACGCATTCCAGATTTTTCAAAAATCTTAATTTTACCACTCGATTCTTCGTGTTGTAATTTGGTTAATTCATCGATTAACAAAGTTGTATTAGCATACGGAGACATAAACTGAGATTGTTCTGCGAGCGAGAGAGAAGAGTATCCACGAATCTCTTTTAACGCAGTTTCTGCGTCATATTCGGTGGCTAATAATCTAATTCGTCCACTTTTAAAAGCTTCACGTAATAAAACAGCACAATCCGAGTTGAATTGTGCAGTCGCTTTAATCGCCCATATAACTTTGTCAGCACCAGCAACGGTGCATCTCAATGCCATTTCAGAATTATTACAACAAGAAAGTGCAGGATAAATCTCCCCTGATTCTGGGTCAATGATTTCTCTAGCAAGACAGTCATAAACACCAAGACCAACACCAGCACAGTCCAGAACAATGTAATCGCATTGGTATTCATCATACATTTTTCTAATTAGTAACGCTTGGTCATCAGTTCGCAATCCTTCACACGAGTCGGCATAAACAATGTTATTAGAATATCTACCAGCTTTTGTTGGCATTAGTTGATTGACAAAAAGTGCGGTAGCATCATTGTTATGCTTACGGCTTGACATCAACGCAATATCGGCAGATAAAATTCTAACTTCGCCATTTTGTTTTGGCTGAATTTTTACATTTTTCGCATTACCAACTTTATTTGATAGATTATCTGGAAGCATCGGGTATTTAATTCGCCTATTCTTTGAAACAGACGTGAAATCGAAGAACGCATCGTCTTCTGAACCATACCACATTGCATCCATTTCCATCGACCATTTGATTTCGCTGAAATCACTCTCAGCCATTTCGTCAGCAACAGCTTCTGGGTCTAATAAACCTTCTTCAATCGAAAGCTGATACGGGAATCCACAAACAAATTGTTTTTTACCATCTCGTATCATTGCGTTGTATGTATCAACACATTTCATATAACTCCAATGGTCTTTGAAAAATGCACTTGTAAGATACAGTGTTAAGTTCTTTTCTTTCGCATACTCACGTTTTCTTTCCTTATCAGATAATAATGAATATGTCGGCATTCGACGTAACGTCAAAAACTTTCTTAAAACCGTATCAATTGTATCTTTGGAAATCAAACGATACTCGTCTAGTAACAAAACATTACAACGATTACCACGGCTACTATCAGATGCCGTAACAACTTTGATTACACTGGTATTATTAAATACAATTTGTGCATTTGTTCCGTTAATTTTTGACTCTTTTTCGTTGATTTCCGCACGTAATTCTGGAGATTTTGGTTTTAATTCCAATATAATTTTCTCCAGAACATTGATTGCTTGTCCACGTGTTCCGGACGCAATACATATCTTCGTACCCGGATATAAAATACATCGAATAACACAATATACTGCGCTCAAATATGTTTTACCAAGACCACGACACGCAATCAAAACAAATATCGTACTCCAAAACATCATCACTAAAAGTATCTTCTGGAAAATTCTCAAATCCAGATGCAGATAATCTTTGGCGAATTTGTCTGGATTGTACCTATAATATGAACCCCATATTGCGGCACCATTCATTATTTTTCGATACCGATTCATTCTGTATCACCGCCATCGTCAGCAAACGAATCAATCAGTAATGTTTCATCATCTTCGTCCTCATACTCTGGACGTTCTACACGAAGTCGCTCGATTTCTGCTTCATATAGACGTGTATAACCATCTTTGATTCCCATCATTTTGCAGAGATGTCCCATCCACGTGAAAACATACTTTTTCAGACGATTAACGTCTTTTAAGTCGTCATCAATTTCAGGTAGTGGTTTCTCTTGCTCAAAACGATATAACCATACTCCCATCGGAGTATTCATCAATGAAGCATCGGCATCTTCCTTCTTTTGATTAGGTTTTAAACTTGCACTGCCAAGCAGATTGTTTAATGCATTTACACTTTTATCAATCGACTTTCCAGCAACTCTATCCCTATTGATATCTATTTCAAGATTACATATTTGACGAATTAGAGCTTCAGTTCCAATGTCTAGTTCCATATCTTCTGGGAAGCGAGACATCCAATATGAACGTCGTTGTTCTAATTCTTGATACATACTCGGAGTATATCCGGCACCCCAAAAAGCCATAACTTCGTCAGAAGCAATGTATTCTTCTGTATCATTTAAAAGTTCTTCTTCAGCATCAGGTATATTATCGTCTTGCACAACTGATGTATCGTTGAAACTCCATAATGTACCTTCTTCTAATAGGGTGTCATCATAACTTTTCCCTGCATATGTAAGTCCTGTTAATTTTGCCATGTACTGAGTCATCACTGTTTGTGTCGAACTTTTCTTCATGACGTTTTCAAACACTGTCTCATTCCAGTACAGGTCTAATTTACGACAAACCTGACGTACTGCAATTTTTACATCATTGCATTGTGCAAGATATGAGCTGTATAATTTATCAACACAATCTCTACACCACGGGATATATCCAAGTCCTTTGTGTAATTCTGCGTAACTTACGCCAAAATAACCTTTTCGACGACCATATGCAGTACCGCACTTTGGACAAATCACTTTTTCTGAACCAACTTCTATTGCCATTATGTATCACCATCCCTATTGTTGTCTTGCGGAGGTGTATCATCTTCAATAGATAATTCATATATTTTTGCACACATACGCAAATCTTTTCCTGCAACAAATTTTGGTGTGTAGTGTGCTGCGATTGTAATATCCTCACCTGTAACCGGATGTTTTGTTGCTCTTTCCTCGCGTAAATGCAGTGCAAGTGTACCAAATCCACGAACCGAAATTTCTTCACCATGTTTCAAAGTATCCATAATTACATCCAGAATGTTATCTACGATAATTTCTATATCATCAGATGTAAACAACACACCTTTATCTGTTTTCTTGATAATAAAATCTTTGGAGTTACCCTCATCATCTGAAATATGAAATACCTTCCTCGGTGTTGATACAAGTTTACGTATATCTTTTTCGCGCATCACATTTGTCACACGCTTGATTAAATCCATTCTATTCATATAAATCTCCTTTATCTCGCCAGTTCTATAAGTCTGCTAGGCTTTTTTGTTCTGGTGTTACCATTCCGTTTTCATTAAAGTACATACCGAGCTGTTCATCCGCCTTCATATCAACGTAGACTGGAACCATTGAAATATCTGCCCAGCCAATATATTGTTGAATCACAGTGTCTGGGATGCCAGCACGTTTAAATGTAGTGACTGTCATATGTCTCATTGCGTGCCAGTAAAAATCTACGCCTAAAAATGTACTAAACGTTTTAGCCCAACTATTGAGTGTCGAAATTGACATATGTTCAGACGGATTCGATTTATCTGGAAACAACCACTCGCTTTCAATATCACGCTCTTTGCGATATGTAAGCCAACGTTGTAGATATGGTTCGAATTTCTTTGCCAAGCAAAATACTTCGAGTTGTTTACCTTGAACGCCACGACCTTTAGTACGCATAGGTGCGCTCTTATATAAAGCTCCGCCACAAACGAGTCTTTCTGGTGTAAAGTCATCAACTTTAAACTGAAGTAGTTCAGCCTTACGTCTACCAGAATAGAGAGCAAGTGCAAGAACACACGCCTTTTTGTGCTGTCCAGTTGCAGTGAGATGATTAAGCAAACTATCAATTTGCTCGTCGGTAAATACCGTTTTTTCTCGCACCGGTTGATTTACTGGACTTTCAACTTTGTTGATAATGTTTCTGAAATTTGGAAACTCATCATCTAGCACAGCCTCAATGAAATTTCCGAGACTTGATAACGCTGCTTTTAAGCGTTTAATTCTAGCCGGACTGTTTTCATTCTCATTGATTAACCAGTTTTGATATTTAATAATTTGTCTTTTTGTCCAATCGCAAAAGAAAGTATTATTGTTATGTTTCAGATTCCATACCCACGCGATTTGAATATCGCTATCATAACCATTGATTGTTGCTTCACTTCTTTGAAGCGAACGTAAATAGTCTTTGAAATCTTCAAGTAACTGCATATTTTGTGGATTCACTTGCGCCAGTAACTCAGGGCTAGTGATTGAATTCATTTTTGTCTTGCGTCCCATTGCAAGTACCTCCTTATTTTTTGTTTATTGAAATGGGGAGGGATGGAGTCGAACCACCTGAGCCAGAGGCAGCTGATTTACAGTCAGCACCGCTTCCACATACGGTATAACTCCCCAAATAAAAACAGGACTGAGATTCACCCAGCCCTGCAAGTCAATATCCGCAAATATTAACCCCAATTATGTATTTAATGAATAATTATAGTGATATATCATAATGACATAACACACCGTCGGAATCACATACGCAAACCATTTGTTCTGGTTTTCCGTATATTCTCTTTTGAACACAATAGCTATCCATGCCTAAAAATGACCCAGCCATGATAGTTTTGATTCCTTGTACCATATCTACCTTATTATGATGTAAGTGACCTGATAATACGGCATATAATGGTTGTCCAACCATAGTCTGTAAAGATTGAATTTTAGAAGCAGAGCCATCAAAATCTCCGTGTACACCGCAGTATGTTTTACCACGTATATCTACAACATACATAGTAGAATCAATACGTTTATTTGTTCCAACGATAACGTTTTCAAAATTTTGTAGTCGTGCCTTTAAATACCAATCAATCAAATCGTCAAGACGTTCTTCGATAAGTGAATTATCTTTGTTTGTCTCAACCCTGCTATGATTACCTGACACACTTAAAAAGGTAACAGTTTTAAAATGTTTACTTAATTCTGCAAGAAATTCTGAGATTAGTTCTGATACACCAACAATTTGTTCAATAACATTTTCCTTATTTGTTACCTGTATCGAACGATGTATGTTTCCGGAAATGGCATCACCGTTTTCCCATACTATACAATTTTCACTATGATGTAATTCAGCGATATGTAATATTTTGTCTAAGTATTTTTTGAGCATATCCTTACAAATGTCTGAGTTATAGGTTCCCCAATAATTATCATAATTAGCACCATAATGTAAGTCGTTTAAACTTACTAATAAATCATTATCAGAAGTCTCACAGAAGTTTTGATGATAATCAAGCTCTGGAAGTTCACCGTTGTGAATAGCATCAACGATAATTTCATTTAATTCTTCTTGTCGCGAACGTTGGCGTACTATGGCGTGATACGCATTTCGATAATCGTAAAATTTCTGTTTTTCTTTCCTGATTTCGATTAACTTCGCGTCTAACTCGGCTAACAATTCATTGGAAGAAGTAGCAATATTCTCTGCGTCCATTAACTCTAATGTAAATCTACTGCCATACAACATTCTTCTTGCCACATCACTTGAATATGATTTGCCATACACAAACTGTGACAATTCTGAATAATCAACATCCGACAATGTTTTATCAACCAATTTGCCATAGACAAGACGTTTATGATAGTCAAACGGAGTTTCATCAGCATGTTTTGTTATATTCAAAATATCAAGTCCTCCTTGCCTTCCTTATATATTATAAAAAAGTAATTTCATATATTTTCCCTTCATATATAGCAACTCATCATTTACCCCAAAACTCAGGTAAATAACCCAAGTTTCTAGGGTTTTTAATTTTCAACAATGCTGAAAATAATATTATTGTATTGATGACGCACGGCTGCGCATTACCGAATTGATACGTTGTTGAATTGCAATTTCAGTTGCACAACTACGACAATATTTTTGCCTGCGTTTATTGTTCGGGTCACTAATTTTTGTAGTGATACCACAGTTTTGACACTCGAAATATGGCTCGCCATGATACTTTAAATATTGATAGCCAAGATTTCTAAAATCGGAGATTCGACACACAACATCTCCATCCTGAACGAAACACACACGTACATTTGTGTTATCAATTTTACGAGAGAACTGTATTAGACCAGCCTCACGTAATGTCCAATACATAAGACCTTGTCTTTTAATAGATGTATTGATATTTGCCATTGACATAATTTCATTATCCTTATTGTTTATCCAGTAGTCACTGTTCGGTATCACCATATTCCAGTATTTAGCAAGGCATAGAAGAGTAAACGCCAGTCGTCGAATTTGTTTTCCGTCCAGCGAATCAATAATTTTCATTTCAGTGTCTGTAATGTCGATACTGTCAATATTGATTGCTTCATATTTGTATGCACGAGAGATTGCGTAGTCTAACGCGTCTGACCATTTTGGAATTGATACCGTATGGTCGCAATGAGTCAAGAACAACTCAAGTTTTTTGCGTACCTCTTTTTTAGCATATCCGCTATCTATGTAATATCTTGCGACACGATATAGTGTCTCCGAAGGTTTCTTACCAAGTGAATTGGACTGAATCATTTTTTCAGCCCATTCACGTTCTTTTAATATGATGCTCATTCATCCACCCCAATCTTCATTGTTTTTGTTGTAAAGTTTTCGCCACAATATTGAATTTCACCATCTCTATCCAGTACGGGGAATGAGAGTGTGTAATCATTACTGCGTAATAAGTTATGTATAATATCTTTCGCACACATACTCCACGCAAATCGTTTGGTTGAGTTCCTTGTATAACACATATCCAAAACAATGTTGCAAAGCGCAGATGTGTTTGGACAAATGAGAGAACATTCTTTACGGAATTCCTGATTCATTGTCACAAGTTCCGATGTAGAATCAAATTCATCAATACGCTCGTAGTCTGCGAAAATTGCGTAATTCTGTATTCTTTTATTAAAGTCGGCGTACAACTTCTCGATTGCTTTATATTGTGTCGTTGTGTATTCGGTATCACTCTTCATAATTGTATAGTCGAACTTCTCTTTGAATTTATTTTTACCAATATATCCGTCGAACTCTTGCTCAAATCTGCGACAAATTTTATTCATCACGCAATCACCGACACCTACTGGCATACGATAATTGTAGTAGCGTAGAAAGTCTTTTTGGCGTTCTGTCAACTGGTCTGGATTTAATGCTTGCAGTTCTGCGATAGACATCTGAAATTCACGAATAGCATTACGATTTGTGTTTTTGATGTATGTATTATATTGTTTCATTAACGCAGGATAGATATATCTCATAAAGTATGGTTTCTTATCTGCAACAATACTTCTATATAGTTCTCGTGTTTTATCGTCCTCAATTTTGTTTGCTGAATGTCTATCATGCCAAGACTTTGGCATTGGTTTACAAATAATTCCTTTCGCTTTATCAATAGCGTTCTGCTGATATAACTGCCCACAACGAATACGATATGAGAGTATTTCATATTCGACATTGCCTTTTGGGAAGTGCGACTGTACCTCAAACATCGATGTAATCCAATTTGTAGTCTGTCCGATATCATTTCCAAAACTTTCTATATTAGAACGTATAAAATCTTCTTCCTGTGGTACGATTTTGACAGCATTACGCTGCGCACACATTAGAGCTGGAAGAGGTTGAAGTTTTCGCACTAACACTTCATTATCGGATAACATAACTAAATCACCGTCATAATCCATACCATTTAATGCACTTGCAGCGGTATCCCAACTATTAAAAATTGTGCAGGTTTTCATATATTGATACCAATAACGAACCTCTTGGTTGTCAATTGGCGTCACTAATCGTATGTTATTATGACAAGTCATCGGAGCGCGGAAACAGGCAAGCTTTTTTGCACCTACATCTACCCAATATTGGTTATAAATTTCACCTTCATGTAACAACCCTGTTAATTCTAATCCGAAAATACTTTGACATAGTGTGAATGGGTCTCCAGAAACAATAGAGTAGTTACCGTGAACCTTTAAGACCCCAACCTTAGCTTCGTTAATACGTGTTTTAATTAACTGATAGATGTTGTTCTGTATGAATGGGTCGTTTATCATCCGTTGGTCAATCATAATCGCTTTGATGAAATCGTCATTCATATTCACGATATTGTTTTCGTTAATTCCAGAACCACGTAGGAACAGTAGTGTCTTTCTCCAATCGCCATGTAGCACATCGCGAATCTCGTTTAGTGTTGGAGCGATTAGTTCTTCAATATCGTTGTCGTCCAAATCGTAGCTTTGAATGAATTGATAATTTAATGCACGCTCGTTTTCCAATTCCTTTGGGCATGTTTTTGCAACACCAAATGTATATTTGTTTTCTAATGATGTTGAAATATAGTCGTCGCAACTTGCATAGCTATCCCAAAGTTTGACCATAGAAGTTGTGAGAATCAATTCCACATCACGAACATCAACGTCATTTCCCCACGCATCTTTTACTATGTATTTTTCATTTGCTATTTTTCGAGCAAAGTCCACAAAATCAAAAGTGAACACCATACCTTTTTCAAATGAAAATCTAGTATTCACACCACTGACCATATAATCTAATCCAAGTTCGTTACTCCACCTAGAAGCAAGAGAGGGGAGCATTAGACCATATCCGTCTGAAGCATCCATATGTATATTTTGTGTTTTACGTTCTTCCATGGTTGGTTCACCGTCATTTTCATCGGTTAAGTAAACGATATCCGATAAGAAATCTGTTTCACAATCATCAACGACCAATATTCCATTTGGAAGTGATACCGGGGTAGAAGCACTGCACGTTAATGCTTTATATGCCTCTAATTTGGCTGGTACTAATTTCTTCTCTGGGTTGCGCCCATTATCAATTCGGCAACGAAGTGTGTCTACGTGCCGTTCTGATACAAATACGATAGTGCTGTTCTTGATACCACCATTTGTACCTAGCAGACGTTTGTATTTAATTCCGTTGATTGAGAACCCTTTACACGCTCGATGGTAATCTTTCTCCTTGTCGATAATCAAACACATATAATCCGGTTTGAATTGCAATTTATCCAACTCTGCATAGAGTTTGCGAATTTCGTGACGATTTTTTACGTTATTTGGTTCTTTTTTAATACGTCTTATTTCTGATTTAATATTCTTTGCTTGTTCATCAGCATCTGTGATGCCGTTCAGTTCATCAATCCAACGCAGGATTTGGCTGTCGGCTAATGATATCACTTCGTCGTTACGACGAGCTTCGTCGATTGGTAATGTTAATTTCCAACGTTCTTTGCGAAGTCTACTGCTGTGAATTTTATATATGTACTTTTGACATACTAATTGTTTACTAATGTCAGTCACCTCATTTCTGTAAATAGTATATTTGTATTGAAAGAATAAAAATTAAGAATTAAATTCAGTTATGTATTGATGCCATTCTTTACGAAATGCTGTGCGTTCAAATTCAATCATTTTCTCAATCATGCTGTCTTCCAGATTGCCATCTGCTGGATAAAAATCATCACATACATGATTTGATTCGCAATTATCTGCGTATACGCAATTTTTACACATTCTCATTATTTGTTATACTCCTTCCTGTACTTACTGTTTCAATCCAATTTGTTAATATAGTTCTCATTCGTTTACTCGGTATGTATAAATAGATTTCTTCGCCATCTCTGATAGCAGAACGCCAAATCCATTGAATCATTACGGATAAGGCGAACATATCCTCGTCAACTACCTGTCCGTACTTATAGTAAAATTTCTTTTCGTTCACGTTCATAAAAATATTCGGCAAATATGCAAGACACTTTCGCCCTTTATATTCGTTCGTTGATTTCAGATTAAATGTTACGCACGCTTTGGTATATCCTTTTCCTCTGACAGAAGATTCTACTGATTTATAGATTCCCCACATTCGTTGGTTTGCTGGAATGTCAACGTGAATATTATTAAAATAGTTGTGCATATTACGTTTCAACTGAGCAAGTTCCTCTTCGTTTTCTTGTCGTTCAAACCAATTTTTCGATAGTGCATAATAATCTGAACCAATGCTATTCATTTTGTCGTTATCCAAAATATGTAGCATATTCTTTATGTTTGTTGAATACTCCGGAACATATCCCGGGAACTCTCCGAATTGGTATCCACCGTCCGGTGTTCTTTCAATTCCAATGAAAGAATATTCAATATGATAAATATCCAAGAAGTATCGGATACTTTGACCCTGAAATAGATATGTTAATATAAATACATCTGAAAAAGCAGTAATAAGTTCATGTGGTAGTACCCAATAATATAAGGATACTTGCTCATTATCTGTGATTTGAACTAACTCTCTTGAATGTAGGAAGTTGAACAACTCCTTAAACATTCGTCCGCTATAATCTTCATTTTGGATAGAGTACACACCATTTTCTTCTTTAATATAACCAGCATCCAATGCGATTTGTACATCATCAGCGTGAATGTCGTACTTCTCCAATAATTCTAAGTTCTCATCAATAATCAATGTATAACCCCACTGGCGAATCGCATCCAATGTTTCCGTTGAATACCTTTTAAATGCCTGATGCGTGGTAGTAATGTTTTTACCCTCTTTAATCAACGCTGTTGTATGGTCGGATTTCCTAAAGTTATATTTCTCAATCTTGTCGCTCGGTTCAACGAACTTTAACTTCGGACACCCATTCTTAATTCTGGAAGCTTCATCCAGATAGGGTGTGATGTAAATAAACTTCTGGTCACTGTGTTCGTTCATATAACGAATAGCAGCAGAAGATTTACCAGCACCCATGATAGCGTCACATACTTTAATCAATCAGTCTCACTCTCCTTTATTATGTAATTTATTGTTTCGGGCTATTTGCCCTGTGTATGATTTGATTTGTTGTCGCAAATGTCTCCAGTATTTCTTTATTCAATTGTCAATGTGCAACTCTGTGTGAGGGGAGAAAAGGGTGATGCGTTTAAATACCCAATTTGACGATTTTAGAACCAAAAAGTTCTAAAATTTAGTTTTGAGGGGTGCGGAAGCCTTGAAAAACAAGGGTTTTCAAAATCGTCCTTAAAAACTATAAGGAGAAGTGAAAAACCATCCATTGCTCCGCTTGTAAATAATGTGAATTATACAATCATTGTATACACACTATCTCTGTTTGTAAATGATATATTTGTAAACACAATCCAATAAGTAAATCTGCAATTGATTAAAATGCAGATAATATATTTGTGTTCATACATAGTATACCATTTTATAATTTGCTTGTCAACACCTGTTTTTGAAAAAATCGCATTAAATTCAAAGCGAATTTTTGCTTGGACAGAGACGTTTGTTATCGCATTTACAAAGTTAGTTTTAACGATTAAAAAAATAAGAAAGCATTGTAAATCCAATAACAAACGCAGAAGCGTGGTGAAATTTGAGCTGATTATTTTTTGGATTCGTATGTGGGAGATGAAGCGACTGATAATAACTCCGGCAACGCCACCCCTAAAAATACCATAACCACGCCCCTATGTGATATAGTGCGAATTTATAACATAGAAAATACTTGTATTTTAGGGTTGTACCTTTGCGATTATGTAAATTATAATTTTGTATTGACAAGTTACAATGCAACCATTATAATAGACTATGTAAATTATAAATATGTATTGATTGCAAGCCCTAACCAAGCAACGCAACCAATACAACAAAACAAGAAAGGGGTTCAATATTATGAACAAAACAACAACAAAACAAGGCAACCAAGCAACCAATGAAACAACAGAAAATGCATTCGCTACATTGTTACGCAATTACGAACAAGCAACAAGACAAGGCAACAACGACAAGGAATTGATTGAATTAGCGACAGCGTGTGCATACTCAGTATTGAAAAAGTGTATTGATGTTTCATACAATCCACAACTTGTTAGTGTCAAGCGTGATATAACAAGAGACAACAACCATTTACAAGCAATACATAATGCAAGTTATAATGCATTCAGTCTTGCATATAACCAAGACGGAGACCTAGTACAAGCAATCAATGATAAGTCACTAGCACAAGCATTCGACAAGTTGGCAAGCGTTGCACTCGGTGACGGTCTCGACCTTGTGAATAGTGCAATAGTCGCTATACTGGAAGAGACAGAGAAAACAAGCAAACAAGGGGCATTTATGGAAGAGTGCTACACAGTGCGACAGTTAAAACGCAAAGTATACATTAAACTAGAAGACAGTGCTAACGGGTGGGAGACAGTTGAAACAATGCCAATTCGTCAAGTATTCAAAGCCGTTAGACACGCAATAGATACAAGCCGTGCTATGAGTACAGACGCACGCAACGGCTACACATATTTAGAAGACTATGCAACAGACACAGAGACAGACACGGAGCAACGCATATACAGACGATTGCCAAAATATGCCGACCTAGGCGGACACGCGACGGACTATAACGGACAAGAGACATTATATAGTGCGGACAGACAGACAGTAGAAGACATAGACACACTTATAGACAACCTTGAATTGACAGTAAGACAAGCAAAAGTATTGCAATTACGTTTGCAAGGGTACGGACAACGAGCAATCGCAACTTATTTAGGGGTATCATTCCAAGCAATACAAAAAACACTAGGACAGATACAGACCAAGGCAACAAGCAACGGACTACAACCTAAGTAGACCGACACACACAGGGGGGCAACAAGCCCCCCTTTTTTGTTGGATACAATCCAAGTAGTACGGACTACAACCCCACACGACAAGGGTTGTACCTTTGCGACTTAGGTTGTAGGGAGTGCTACACAGTACCCCACACGACAAGGGTT